CAGGCTGCGGCGCATCCCAATATTCTATCCCGTCCAGCCAATCCGCGTTCGTATCGCAGAACATTTCGAGCAACACGACGGGCAGATAAAGAAGATTCGTTGCCATGTTATCTCCGCAGCGCTGCGCCTGACGGTGCCGGTGGCGTTATTGGTGGTAGACTTGACGGTGGGGCTGGCCAGGGCGGCGTCCCGAGTGGCACTTGATACGCCACTAGCTGCGCAAAATTGAGCGTATGCACATTGGCAATTTGGGAGTCGCGGTACGAATTGACGGCAGCAACCCAATCCATCGCAGCTTTTGCATTATCGTGCGCTGTGCCTGTTGTTGTTGTTGATAGCGTGTAAAGAAAATTTCGCTGCAAATCTGGCGGCGCATAATTGCCAATTAGCTGCTTCGCTTGATCCGCGACAGAATAAGCTGTCACCGTTCGCAAACCCGGTATTTTCCGACCAGCTGCGCCAGTTCCGTGCAAGCCAAGGGTAATGTCATCAAGCGCCCTTTCATCGGCGGTCCACGTAAGGTTAGGCTGTTGCACGATGTTGACGTAATAGTTGCTATCGGGCCGAGTCGGACTCGTGATGCTCGCCATGGTTTTTATCCTTGCCTAAATCACGGGTATCCGCGTCCCCGTGAATGCGCTCATAGTCTCTGATGATTTGCAGCATTCCGAGTGCGTGCAGCCTAGCGAGCATTGCTCGCCGCATCTTCCGACAAAACTCGCAATCGGTCACGACGTTGGGTTGCCGGGAAAGTCGTTGTAGACGTGCGTCACATCAAAATTGTGTGGCGTCCAGTTGTTCTGATTCTGCCCCGACCAATCTTTGCCAAGCGTGGTTGCCGTGCAAGCACTGGAGTCTTGCCAATTCAAATAGAATCCGTTGGTGCCAAACGTGAGCCCGAGGTTCGTTCCTACATCGATAGGAACATACGAGCCATCAACAACCTTCGCGAACTTGTCCCACGTCAGAGCCATGCCATCGACGAAGATGTGTTCGGCCATGCGACCGCGCATACCGTAATACGTCCAAGACCGAAGGCAGTTCCATTCCACTCCAATAGCATGTTCGCGCGTCGTGTTGACTGTTCCGTTTGGTCCTTGCTTATATGGCCCGGAGGACACAACCTGTCCATCAACATAGAAACTAAAGTTCGCACCGTCAGCGACACACAGCACATGATGCCACTTAGTATCTGTGGCTAACGAATTTTGAATGAAGTCGCCCTCATGAATAGGACCGTATGATTCTGGATCGTTCTGGCCACTGTTGACCGCGTAACTGTAGTTCCAATAGAGATTGATCACTGGATTGTTTTGGTCACTGCCGAGCAAATAAACGCCGGTCCAATCGCCAGCGCAACCGCCCCACCATGCGCCCGCATCGCCGCCGTTCATCAACAGGGTTTCAACATAATCGCCGTAGTAGAGATTGTTGTAGAAATACGGCCACGATTTCTGCGGATTCGGCCACTTCAAGAACGCGCTCTGAGTCCATATAGAACGATTTGATTGAACCGCTGGCGTGCGCAGGAAATACGGCATTTCGCCAACGTGACTCCACGCCCCCGTGGCGGCCGGGGCGAATTGCAGTGAGCGCCCGACATAAGCCTTCGGCTCGGCCGGAACCGTTGGACCGCCAGCCGCCGTTTGATACACGTCAAGCACTTGCCATTGGGCTCCGTCGTAGCAAAGCAACCAAATCTGATTTGGCACTCCGTCACCGGCAACGATTGGAGAACCGTCCGGGTGTGCGACCGGGTGAATCGGGAATCCGTTAGGGGCAAAGTCGGTTGGCCCATAGATTGTTTGATCAAGCTTAATCTCAACCGTGCGGCCTTCGTTAATGTCCGGCAACGGTGGGCTATACAAACCAATCAAATGATTTTTCACGATTTGCGTGGCATCAGTGTAATTAGGGTCCGGTGCTCCGGTGTCATGGACATACGGAATATCCACTTGATATTTGCCGCCAGGGCCGCCAGTGCCGCCGCCAACGCCCATGTTTTGAAGCTGGAAGAACGTGCCATCGCAAACCAGCGTTGCGACTTGGCCAGCAATCATATCGTTGGCCTGTAGCTCACTGCCGTCGCGTCGCTTGATCGCGGTTGGATTGAGCGAGCCAATGCAAATCGTTGTCGGGCCGGTGACGGTGTGCGCAATCAACACATGCAACGTAAGCCCCGGCGTGTAGGCCAGGAGCATCGGCATGAGCGTCGGAAGCTGCACGGTGTTGAGTGGGCCGCTATCCACGCACCAAAGCAACTTGCCGTCGCGGATTGCCCGCGTCATTTGGTGCAAGTCCTGATCCGTGGCGACTTGCTGGCTGTCCGTGATTATATTTACGATTTCGCGCTGCGGATTTTCGAATGCAGCTGCCGGGGGAATACTGCCTTGCGTCGCGGTGGCGGGGTTGCCGTTCACGTAACCGCTATTTGGGTCCGTACTATTATAAGGCGGGACGTATTTCATGAAGTTATTCCCTCATATCTGCGTAGGCTTGCATCAGTGTTACGGGTGGCAAACTTGCTGGTGGCGTCGGCCATGGCGGGGTGCCAATCGGCACGCTGTAGGCAATTAGTTGGTTGAAGTTGAGCGTTCTGACGTTCGCGACTTGCGCGTCTCTATAAGAGTTAACAGATGCGATCCAATCCATCATCGCCTTGGCGTTCGTCCAGGGAGTACCACTTGTTGTTGTTGATAGGATGTATAGCGCGTTGCGCTGCAATTCCTCTGTTGCGTATTTGCCGATTAGTTGGATGGCCTGAGATATCACACCCTGCGCTTGCACCGTGCGCAGACCGGCAGTCGGGTAAGTTCTTGCACCAATGGTCACAACAACGTCGTCCAGAGGCATTTGCTCCGCTGCCCAATTGCCGTCGTCGCCTTGCACGATGTTCCTGTAGTAACGCGGGTCCGGACGATCTTTGGTATAAATGGGCATCGCGCCCTCACGATGTTGGATTGCCGGGGAAATCAGTAAGCACTTGGGTCAGCTTGAAGTTGACCGGAGTGAAATTGTTTTTGTTGCCTGATGCGTCTGCCCCGAGCGTGGTTTCGGTCACACCTATCGTCGTTGATGCTGTCTGTGTTGGACTCGTTGCGGTCATCTTGTTCCAATTCAGATAATAACCCTGTGCGCCATAAGCGCCGGTATAGATTTTCGGAACAAACGAACCAGCAATGTTGTTCGCGAACGCTGGCCAATCGACTTTGAATCCATCGATGAAATTGATTTCAGCAATACGGGCGCGACAACAATACCAGAACGCGCTTGCGGCCGAGCCGATGACTTGGACTTCAGTCGAATTGACTGCGCCAGCGCCGCTGATTGCACCCTGCGAAATCGTCACGCCGTCAATGATGCAATAGATGTTGGTGCCGTCGCAGTTGATCAGGACGTGGTGCCACTTCGTATCCTTCAAAACGCCCCAGGTGAACACGCCAACATGGATTGGCGCGGCGCTTGGATCGCTGCAACCAGATACCGGATGCGTTGCGTTGTTCCAATAGAGGTTTATGCATTGATCTTGGTCCCCGCCAATCAAATACGCGCCGGTTAGATCGCCGCCTGATGCGCTTTCGCCAGCCGTAAATAACGCTTCCGATTGATCGTTGTACCAGCCTGGATAGTAGTACGGCTTGTTCTGCGCTATTGGATATTTGACGAATGCACTCCACGTCCACACCGTTCTGTTCCCGGCCGCTGCCGGTTTGCGGAACAAATACGGGCACGATCCATTAGGATAGGTTTGAATTGAACCCTGGCTTGGGTTCATAAATTGCAAAGATTTGAATGAGCCTTGCGGGCCGGGCGTTTTGCCTGGCGGCGCATAATTTGCCAACATCTGCCATTGCGTGCCGTCATAGCAGAGCAACCAAATTTGATTGATGACGCCATCCCCGGCTTTGATCGGGGAACCGTCCGGGTGTGTGATTGGCTTAACAAGGAAATTATTGGGAGCGAAGTCACAAGGCCCCGTTACTGCGTTCGCCAGTTTTACGAGGACGGTACGGTGTTCATTGATATCAGGAAGCGCCGGAACATAGACCGCCTTGACGTGATTGGCAGTTCCGGTGTCGCGAACATAAGGCAAGTACACTTCGTATCGGTCAGCACCCGCGCTGCCCGCGCTATCAGGTACGCCGTTGAACAATTGAAAATGCGTGCCGTCAAACGCCAACGTACAGATTTGACCGGCAAGCATATCGCCAGCCTGCACGTCGGTTCCGTCATAGCGCTTGATTGCAATCTGATTGAGGCCGCCAATGGCAAACGTAGCCGCGCCTGTAATCGTGTGACCAACTAAAACACGAATGAAAAGGCCAGCCTCGTAATTGACCAGCGACGGCTGCAAGTCGGACACTTCCAGCTGGTTTACGGGTCCGGTATCGACAACATAAAACAGTCTGCCATCACGAACGGCGCGCGCCGCCTGATGTAAATCCGCGTCGTCAGGTGTTTGCTTCGAGTCACCGATTAGGTTGACGAGTTCGCGCTGCGGATATTCCATCGACGACGCTGGTGGCACGGAGCCCTTAACGCCATGCACATAGTCGTCATTGACGTAGGGCGCGTTTGGATCAATCGTGCCCGGTGGTCCGTATGGTGGCTGGTACTTCAAACTTTTCTCTCCTACGGTAAGCCAGCGTAAGGATCGTCGGTGCCGCTGCCGGTGACTTGTGAGTAATCAAACACAATGTCGGTGTGCGCCGGTTTCCAGCGTCGCATCAGGCATTCAAGGTCTTCAGCAAAGCCGATTTCCAAATGATGCTGCACGCCAGCTTGGCCCGCGCCCGCGCGGAACCACATCAAGGGACGATTCGCCACGTGAATCGTCCAGGCGAATCTCATTTCTGGCGGGCCAATCCGCCAAAAAAAGTCGGGATGCGTATCAAGATGGTGCCCTGGCGTATCGTTCCAGAACGCCATTCCTTCGGTGTCGCCAAGCTGCGACACGCCAGCCATGAAAGGCGCACGCTCGGTGATCGTAATCGTGTACCCGAGCCACGCCGCCATATCGATGAAAAACTCGCGGGACTGCCCGCCGAGCAACGTCATCTTGAAAATCAGCATCGCGTGACGCTGATCGATAGTAAGCGCTGACTTAAAACAGGGGTCCGGTAGCCCGAAATTCCGTTCCCAATCGGGTAGAAGCTCGATTGTCAGCCTTGGATCGCTTTCCCTTTCCAACAAGTCTGCGGCGCGACCGTCAACAAATCCCCAATACTGTGCTAGGCCGCGAATAGTCTTCATCAACGTAGATTCAGGCCAGCGCGGCCACGCCTGACCATACGGCAACAGTTGCCCTAAAGCTTCGGCGTAATCGTCGCCCGTGCGACGAACGTGCCGGTCAATTGGGTTCTCGTTCATGGGGCATAAATGACTGAGCCGAGGATTGCCAAATGACCCGGCGTTGGCATCGTGGTTGTTGCAAAGTCTGTTTCAAAATGATCGACGCCTAACGCATTCGAAATTGCCGCATCAACCCACGACGCATACATCGTTCCGCCAGGGGATGCCTTTTCCAAAATCATTTCGCGCAAGGACAATTCGATTGCTTCGCGCGTTGCCGTGCTGTCAGTGACCAGCTGGCGAATATTTATGTTGATCGGAAACTTGATCGGTGCGAGCACGAATATGTCTTTGACCGCGACCGGCCGCACGCTGTCGATGTAGTTTTGCACAGTGACAACGTCAGCATCGTATGGAAAGCCATCGTTGTCGGCTCTTATATCGTCCATGCAAAATCTGAGAGTCGCCGTGCCAATCCCCATTTCCAACGCGTTGCACCATGCACGGGTGACACCAGGCACAGCTAAAGCCCACGCTTCATAGTCGGTGGCATCGCCGCCCATCGGCGGCTCTTGGATTCTTTTTAGAATGCGTGCCCGCAGTTCATCGTCGCTTTCGTCATCGGTGCCCCCCGTGATTTCACCAAGCACAATTGCTGCACGGTCAACACCATTCAGGATTGGATCGAACGAAAGCACTTGCCCATTTGCCATGTTGCCATCAACGCCTGGATCGATTGCCCGCACTGGAATCGGTGTAGCGCTTGCGCTTATGTTGACTGGCGCTAGTGTCTCGAAACTAATTTGGTTGCCCTGGATAGGCTCGGTTTTCAGGATCGAGTTTTGCGGAACAACAACACCGACGAGTCCAGTTGCCGTGACCGTCCCGCTCGCGAGCGTTGCCAACTTACGCCCAACACTGCCGTCCGCATTTTTCAACCAGATGGCACCGTGCCGGTCTAACCAAATATCAGTACTGGTGTCAGGGAGTAGCATTTTGGAAAGATAATCGATGTACTGCAACGTCAAATGACAAAGCGCGCCCATCGCGTCGCAGAGGACGCGCAGCACGCTATTCGGCACGTTCGCATCCGCGCCTGGCAATGTTCCACGAACGCCGTCACGGACCAGCGCTCGCACGTCTTTGAGAGACGGCGTCACCCAAGGCATTTGTGGTTTCCTGTTAGTAGTAGACGGGGGTCATCGTGGCTTGACTGATGCCAGTGACTTCATCCCACAGGATGGCAAAGCGTAGTTCGATAGCGGTGCGCGGGCCGCGATATATCCACACCAGCGCATCGATTTCCTGATCGCGAACGCGGTTGGCTTCCACGTCCATGCGCGAGCATATCCGTGCATCAATGAACGGTTGGATGGCCATCCGAATGTACTGCTTGACCCGCGCGACGGTTGAGCCGTCAAACGAACCGGCATTAGTGATCTTGCTGCGTTTCAACAGCCACAGCTTCGAACCGATTGGCCAGCCGCCCCAAATTTCTTCCGCGTCAAGATCGCCCCACCACCCTTGCCGGTCAGTCGAATCAGGGTCCGGCAACACGTCGGTTTCGGCGGCCAGGGCATTCGTGCCGAGCGCAACGATGATGGCCGTTGCCAGGGCTTTCGTATCGTCCAGCGTACCGTCGCTGCGCAACAGCCAGTCGATATGAACTGACGAATGCTGCGGAAAGCGAACGTCTTGAACAAGACGAACGTCCGGTGCGGTTGGGGGATAGGCCATTACGGTAGCCGCCCATAGACATTCTTCGATGGACCAGCGAGCGTCAGCACCTTGGAAAATTTGTGCTTGGCCGGGGTGCCGCCGCAGTAATCTTTCTCGCCGCTGCAATCAACTTCATGCAGCACGTCGTCATCTTCTTTGCTTTTGGTGAGTCTTATTTTTTTCTGACTAGACCACACTCCTTCCGATTGTTTGATATGCATGAAGTCTTTGCTGTCCTTGCCAGCGCCGTTGACGGCTTTCTGGCCGGTTGGCTTGTTCTGTTGGCCGCCCTCGCTCTGTCCGCCGC